GTGGCTAGGGCAGGTCTGTAACGATGGGAGGATACACGGTACTATCAACAACATCGGGGCTTGGACAGGGCGTTGTGCTCATAACAACCCTAACACAGCTAACATCTCTTCAGTCTTTCATGGAGATGCTAAAACACCAGTCGAAGAAGTCAAGAAGAAATACGATGGATTCTTACGGCAGTGTTGGGGTACACCTGATGGTTCGTATCTTGTAGGTTGTGACGCAGACGGTATCCAACTTAGGGTTCTTGCTGATTACCTATGGCGACACTTTGACGCTGACCAGTATGCACTAGCTATTATGGAGGGCAATAAAGAGGATGAAACAGACATTCATAATGTTAACAAACGTGCATTAGGTGTCGAGAGTGCCACAAGGGATGACGCAAAGACTTTCATCTACAGTTGGCTCCTTGGAGCAGGGGTAGCTAAAACTGCCTCGATACTAGGTGTTAATCAAAGAGAGGCTCAAGCTGCTCGTACTCGTTTTGAACAGGGTATTGATGGGTTGGCCCCTTTAAAGAGACGACTTATCCCTTACATTGGTGAACAGGGGTATTTCACAGGGTACGATGGCCGTAAGGTTAAAGTACCTAGCGAGTATAAAGTACTAGCGGGTCTTCTTCAATCAGGGGAGAGTGTGTTGATGAAACATACCCTCATTAACTTCCACAAGAAAGCTAGGGCAGAAGGTATCAACTTCAAGATGACGGCTTTTGTTCATGATGAATATCAGGTGGAAGTTATAGGCACTGAGGAAGAGGCACACCACATGGGTAAGCTCATAGCCACTACTATGACGCAGACTGGTGAAGAACTTGGTTTTAGAATACCAACTCCAGGTTCTTATGACTTAGGGAGGACTTGGTATGATACTCACTAAGGTTTGTGTAGTTTGTGAAACTGAGAAAGAACACTCTGAGTTTCACGCTAACAAGCAGATGAAGGACGGTAAGGATAGCCGCTGTAAAATCTGTAAGAAGACAATAGCAAAGGAGAGATACACCAATGACTGGTTTAAAGCTACATGTACCCTGAAGAGGTCTTGGTGCTCTAAGAATGGAGTACCTTACGACCTTGATCCTGAGTATCTAGGGGAGATATGGACTGATAACTGCCCAGTGTTTGATAGGCCTTTTATTAAACATGACAAGACTCAGGATATGTCACCCGCCCTAGATAGGATCGACCCTAACCTTGGTTACGTCAAAGGGAATGTCAAATACATCTCTGCTAGGGCTAACCGAATTAAGTATGATGCATCTGTCGATGAACTTAAAAAGGTACTTGACTATATGCAATCAAACATGTTATAATTCACGAATAATAGAAGAGCTATAGGAGATATACACATGGCTACTAAAACAATCGAACTGACAGGAACGCTAGAGTGGGCTAAACTCTTCGAGTCCAACCGTGACAACGGGGAGTATGACGTAGAGACAGACGGTGCTACGACAGTTACACTCCTCATGGAAGATGATGTCTTCAAAGCCATGAAGGACGCTGGTGTACGTAAGCAAGGTAAACCAGACCCAGACGGTAAAGGAATCCGTGTTACATTCAAGCGTCCTTGGAACGACAAGTTTGGACGTGACTGGGCAGCAGGTGCCCCTCAGGTCTTCACCCCAGCTGGAGAGGAGTGGGATATGGAGACAGACGGTCTTATCGGTAACGGCTCGGTAGGTGTTGTGTTCCTCGACGTATACGATACGAAGATGGGTAAAGGTTGCCGACTAAGTGGTGTTCAGGTTGTTGACCACGTTGAGTTCGAAGGCGGAGGTGGTTCTGGCCCTTCAATCAAACCTCGAAACTACACCACACAAAGCAGTGCAGCACCAACACCCAAAGCTGCACCAGCTTCTAAAGAGTCTCCTGGTGAGGTGCCCTTTTGAGTGTAGATGTTAAACCTTCCCTGAGCATAGAGGGAGCTTACGTTAACGGGCTAGGGCAGTTTAAGCTGCCCAACCCAACCTCAACAATGCCTAACGGTGCTCCACGGAAACAAGAGACCCTTTGGAGGTACGGGGAGGAGCGTAAAGCTGGTAAGACAGCCAAGCACAAGTACATGGGCACGACTTACCGAAAGAAGAACTACAAGGTACATACCCTTGTATGTGAAGCCTTCCACGGTCCAAAGCCAACTGACACCTCAGTCGTCATCCATATTAATGAGGATGGTACAGACAACAGACCTGAAAACTTAAGGTGGGGCACTCAAAAGGAGAATCTAAATATGCCTAAGTTCATAGAGTACTGTAAAAGTAGGACAGGGGTCAAAAGCCCCCGCTCAAAAGGAATAGCAGCTAAGGGTTAGGTAAACAAAGGAGAGGGGTTACGGCCCCTTTCTTCACCTAATATGAGGAGAAACCAATGACTAAAGACATCTCAACACTAGTAACCGACATGGAGGACGTGATACTCGGTAAGAAAGGATGGGACTCTGTAATAGGGGACCAGATGGCCAAGAACTACTCAACTATCGTAGCTGACAGGTTCAGCAAACCACAGGAGCCACGGGCTTACCTATCTATGTCCTCCTTAGGGACACCGTGTGATCGTAAGCTATGGTACAAAATTAACCAACCTGAGACTGCTATTCCGCTTCGAGCTAACGCCCTGCTCAAGTTTAACTTCGGTGACATGATTGAAGAGCTTGCCTTAAGTATCGCACAGCAAGCAGGACACACTGTTGAAGGTCAACAGGACCGTATGGAGGCCCACGGTATCGAGGGTAGTCGAGATTGTGTCATTGACGGTATGACCGTTGATGTTAAGTCAGCATCTCCCTACTCTTTCAAGAAGTTCCAAGAGGGTAACCTACGAGAGCAAGACCCCTTCGGGTATATCTCTCAACTCTCCTCCTACGTCTACGCAGCTAAAGATGATCCACTTGTGACAAATAAGACACACGGTGCATTCTTGGTTATCGACAAGGTTAACGGACACATCTGTTTGGGTATGTATGACTTCACTGAGGAGATGAAGACAAAGGAAGAAGAGATCACTCGTATCAAAGAGATGGTCAAAACCAAGACACCACCTGAGCGTGGGTTTGAGGACGTACCTCAGAGCAAGACATCACCCAACATGAAACTGGGTATGGAGTGCAGTTATTGTGAGTTCAAGAAGGCTTGCTGGCCTGGGCTTAAGATGTTCGCTTACAGCCACGGACCCACCTACCTGACTAAGATCAAGAAACCTCTACAAGTCAAAGAGGTAGAGGACTGGTCATGAAGAAGAGTAGCACACGACAAAGGGCTATACAGGCTGGTTACCGTTCAGGGTTAGAGGAGGCACTGAGTATAAACCTCACTGAACGGGAGGTTCCTTTCGAGTACGAGACTATGAAGATCAAGTGGCTTGACAGTAAGATGCGTAGCTACACGCCTGACTTTATTCTCGAGAATGGTATCATCATTGAAACCAAGGGTAGGTTTGTTTCAGCTGATCGACGTAAACACAAGGAGATCAAGAAGCAATACCCTGACCTTGACATACGGTTCGTGTTCAGTAACTCACGGGCTAAACTCTATAAAGGGGCCAAGAGCTCTTACTCCGATTGGTGTGAGAAGGAAGGGTTCCTCTACTCAGATAAGACCATTCCAGAGGAGTGGATCACAGAGGAGAATAAAGAATGACAACAGGTAAAACAGCTATCGTGTTTAGTTGCGGCCACGCCACACCTGAAACAACCAATGAGCGGTTTGACTGGTTAGGTGGCCTCATCTACGACATTAAACCTGACTACGTAGTGGACCTAGGGGATGGTGCGGACATGAAGTCCCTCAACTCCTACGACACACGTAAACCAGAGGCGGTAGTATCACAGAACTACGGACGTGACATCGAGTCATACAACGAAGCACAGGACTTGCTCCGTTACCGTTTCAAGAAGCAACGGCGTAAGCGTCCAGCTTTCTACGGGTTCGAAGGAAACCACGAGCACCGTATCAAAACAGCAATCTCATATGACCCAAGACTTGAAGGAGACAAGTATGGAATCTCGTTCTCGCACCTCAACACTAAGAAGTGGTTCGACGAGTACCATGAGTACGTTGATGGTGCCCCCGCCATTCATAATTACGATGGCGTTGACTACGCTCATTACGTGGGCGCTGGTAACTTTGGCCGTGCCATTAGTGGTGTACATCACGCTTACGCTCTCATCCAAAAGCGGTATCGCTCTTGCAGCGTTGGTCACAGCCATAAGCGCGATATGTATTTTAAGGACGACGTTGGTTCTCATGGTGCAATTGGGGCGGTGGTCGGCTGTTATAAGGGCGCTGCGGAGGCTTGGGCTGGGCAAGCTAATAAGGAGTGGTGGAAAGGAGTTCTCATCAAAAGAAATGTATCCGATGGTTGTTATGAGCCTCAATGGGTATCGCTTGATACACTTAGACGGGAATATGGATGAGGACATACATGATCGTATCAGGGGTGACAAATAGTCATCCCTTTTATCTTGACGTAAAGACAACACTGTGATATAATTGGGAGCTCGACATATGGAATATGTAGTAACGATGAAGGTTAAGGTAGACGAGGATTACTTCTACTTAACGGAGGATGTAGCTGAACGACAGGCTACTTTGTCTGAGCAACTTAGGAACGCCTTGTACGACCTAGATGACCTCTCTGTCACACAGGTGTTGGCGGAGGAGGTTGGTCAATGAATACTATGGAGTACTCCTATTGGGTTGAAGATAAGATCATGACAGAAGGTAATGACAGGCTTATTGAGAATACACTAGGTCTTGTCGGAGAAGCAGGGGAGGTAGCTGAGAAGATAAAGAAACTTATTAGAGACTCCAGTCGTTTCTCTAACCAAGACATCGTCAAAGAGTTAGGTGATGTAGTGTTCTACGCTACCGCCCTAGCTAACTACTTCGAGAGCAGCCTTGAGGAGGTTATTGAACTCAATGTAGATAAACTAGATGACCGCCAAGCAAGAGGTGTGCTAGGGGGTTCCGGCGATGATCGGTGATTGCGTAGAGACGCCTCACGGGGTTAAAGACAAGGATGGTTACCCCAGAGCTAAGTACCAAGGTAGGTTGGAGAATGTGTCACGTACCATAATGGGCCTTCTCTATGGAAGAGACGCCATCGAGGGTAAGCTAGTGTGTCACACATGTAACAACAGAGCTTGTGTCAACCCCGCTCACCTCTACATTGGAAACCCACAATCCAACTCCGACGACAAGTGGGCAGACGGAACCATGTGCCAAGGTGAAACAAGCGGCAGATGGCGTCACGATGTAAAAACAGAAGACCTGTACTATATGTACAACGACTTGGGCATGTCACAAGATGCTATTTCTAAACAAGTTGGAATTTCACAAAGCTCCATTTCGGGACGACTAAGGGGACGTAACCGATGAGTGAATACAACTCATACCACTATGTAATGCAACTAATTGAACAAACATTAAAGGATAGCTTATGATCAAGAACTCAGAATCAGACCGCCCAGTAGGCCCAACAATCGGTCTGTCTGAAGAGATTCACCAGATGAAGTACCGGTCGAAGGGTGAGAGCTTTCGAGCGGCTATGACACGGGTTGCCAACGCACTCAAGGACGACGAGCACCACTTCCAAGAGTTCCGTGATATCCTATACGACATGCGCTTCATGCCGGCTGGACGGGTACAATCAGCTATGGGTGCTCCTAGACGCGTCACGGCTTACAACTGCTTTGTGAGTATGACCATCCCTGACTCTATGGAAGGTATCATGCTCGCAGCACAAGAGGCTGCTAAGACTATGCAGCTTGGAGGTGGTATCGGTTATGACTTCAGTACCC